AATCTTATTCTTCAGCCAACCAATGCTGTCATCGTTGATACAGTCTCAGGACAGTTGGGAATACCAGGAAATGTTATTAGTCCTACTTCTAACACTTCATATGTATCTACAGCTGGACTTGGCATAAATCCTGGAACTGTTGCTTTTGGTATATGTCTTGTGGGTGCTACGGCAACTGCAACTATCTATAATAACGGTAATGGTATTTCCTTTGGTTATGATAAGCCCACAAACAAGTTTACAGCTTATCTTGATGCTGTTAGCAACATTACACTCACTCAAGGTGTCTGGTATTTGATTGTTCTATATCCCGCTTATGGACTTGTTTATGTGTTTAACATGAAAACGGGAGTTGTTCTTGATACATTTTTTGGAAGTTCTAATGCAAACCCAGATACTACAATTACCATTGGTAATACACAAATATTTCTTGGAGAATTTGTTGTATATCCAAATGAGTTAGATTTTACTGACCAGTTAGCACAACTTGTTTCATACTTTGTTCTAACATACTTTTCTGGATTTACATTGCCGTTAACATTTCCACCAACAAGTGTTCCACAATCTAACTAAATAATCATATGCCACAGCCATCTACTCAAGATTTACAAGCACCATTTGACCCAACTGGTTATGGTGCTATCACTGGTGCTCAACTACTTCAGCTCATCACTGGAGCATATACTGGCCCTGATACGGGTTTTATTATTGTCACACAAGATGCTGGTTCTCCTGCCGCTCCTACTGTTCCTGATGCAATAACTGACACTAAATGGCAGAAATATATCTGGCTTCGTCAATCTGCTAATTATGTCACAGCCTACATCTGGAATCCCGGTGGTGCCAATAGTGCCACGTTTCAAAACTGGGTTACCATTTCTCAAGCCTCTATCGGGGCGGGTAGTATTCTTGGTTACATGATTGCTTCCAATACCATCCCTTCTACTGCAATTATTAGCATAACTGGTGCACAAATTACAGGTTCTACTCCTGCTGTTTGGCTTGCATCACTTAATACTTATCTTACTGCACTTGCTACAGATGGATTGCTTACATCTTCCTTGTTTAGTAATGCTAGTTTTGTTTGGGGAGATTTACAAGGTTCCGGTTCAAGTCCAGGAGCTCCTGTTATTAAATCTCTTGCTATTTCACAGGCTAAACTTGCACTACAATCTGTTGCTGGTGGTGAAACTTTAGCTACTGGGCAGATTATTGACCGTTCTATAACTCCTACTCAACTTCGTTCTGCTAATCCTGCTGCTGGTTTAACAGACCTCAATGCTGGTAATAGTGGTGTTGCAGCACAAACAAAGAATGGTGTTGACCCATTTAATACTATTAGTGTTCCTGCTCTTTCAGCTGTAGGATTTCGCTTAACAACTGCGCAAGTTATAGCAGATACTACTGCTGTTGCTGCTGGTGATGTGTTAGCAGTTAATACAGGCAAGACTGGTTTTCTCACGAACAGGCGTGCAATACTAACTCTTGCTGAACCAACAAGTCAAACATATCCACAAGTTCCTATTGTTGCTGCTAATGGATTGGTGTATAGCATGGCTAATGCTCAAGGTGCAGCTGGCACTGGAATTCCTCTTGGTCGTATATTGCAGCAAGTGTTCTACACAGATAATACACCACAGACTGATACTTCTGGTAATGTTGTTTGTGCTCTAAATGCACTTCCTAAGCAATCAGCCACTAAGAATGTTGTATCACTGACAGGTCTTGTTCCTGCTTTGTTTACTCCGCTCAGTGCAACCAGCACTATTGTTGTTGAGGCCTGCTTGATGTTGGCCAATAGTAATAATAATAATAATAGTGTTCAGTCTGTTATAGCTGCTCTATTCCAAGATACAACAGCTAGTGCAGTTGCTGTGGGGACTTCTCAATCTGCCTTCAATGGTCTTGTTCCTGTCTCTATTTACTTTAAGTTAGCAAGTAGTTCTGGATTAGCTTCTACTGGAACTACCTTTAGTCTTGGGTTTACAACCACCGCACTTAACTGTTATTACAATTCAATTGATGGTTCCACTAAATCATTTGGCGGAACACTTGGTATCAACAGTTGGTGCAAGATAACCGAATACTTGTAATTTCAATGGAATTAAATCAAACATCCTTCAAAGGAGGAATGAATCTACTTGTAGATGATACTCGCCCTACTGCCGACCTAGAAGGTAACACTTCCACATCAAACTATCGTATTGCAGTAAATCAATATCGCATAGGGTTTAATGTTCGTTGCCGATATGACGTATTAGAACCTATCCTTTCTTCCCAAGAGGATATGGGTGCTCCTACTGGAATTAAACAAGCACTTGTTACGTTTGGTGATTATTTAATACTATTTGTGAATGGGGCAGCGTTCTATCGTTCTTATGCTTTTACTGGATGGTCACAGATAAATGACTTTAGTATGTCTACGGTTGCTCCGAGATATTGGACTATTGCTATTCCTGTTAGCGAAACATTGTTTGCTCGTGTGGCTAATCCTGTCTCTTCTACACAAGCATCAACAACTGCTGCTAGTTCTTCAGGTGGAATAGATAGAGTTAATGTTTCTGGTGCATTTCAAGGTAATCTTCCTGGGTTACTTGTGCAGGATGGTATTAACCAACCACAGTTTATCTATCTGGATAGTAATGGAAATCCACAATGTAAGGTTACACAGACATATAACCAGTGGGATTTCCAGTGGATTAGTGATCTTACAAGTGCTGACTATGGAACAGTAACAGTTGACAAAAGAGAGTATGTTCCTATTGGAACTTACATGGAAATATACAATGGAATACTATTCATTGTATCGCAAGATGGAGAAAACATCTATCGTTCTGTCTCTGGCCGCCATTTGGACTTTGTAGTTAATGTTGACATAAATGGAGATAAAGGTGGTGATGCAACTACAACTTCTTACTCTGTTGGAGTAGGTGGTATTAACTGCATCAAGAACCTGTCTGGAGGATTGTTTGTATCCACTACTGGTAATGCATGCTTCAATGTTACTATAAATACAACTCCCAATGCACCAACTATCTTTGGAGAATATACATTTATACGAACATTTCTATTCACTGCATCTTGCATTACAGATAGAGCAATAATGGATATTAATGGTGATACTGCATTTGTAGATGTTACTGGACTTCGTTCATTTAATAGCATACTTCAATCACAGAATGAAGGACGTAACAGTGTATTTAGTAAAACTGTATCGTCTCTATTTCAGCCTACACTTAGTCCTTCTTCTGTAGTTGTTCAAAACCCAACAACAGTTGCTTGTGTTACATACAATAATTATGCTATATTTGCAGTTAATACTATTTATGGAAACATAAATGTTGTATATGACACAATTTCGCAAGTGTATAATAGCCTTGATATTAATCAGTATAGTTCTACAACTTCTGGAATTAAACAATTTGCTGCTATTTACACAGAGATAACTGCACTCTTTGCAATAACAACTGATGATAGAGTGATTCAACTTTATTGTGGGGGAGATACACAATTACAGTATGATACTCCTTATGTTAGATTTATGTCTGTGTGTGCCCAAGACCCCGAGATACAAGTAAAACAAACGCATCTTCGTGCTGTTCTTTCACAATTTAGTATAACTTGTGAAGCGCTTCTTACTACATTTGTTGACAACAGAATGAGTGGGAGTCCTCAAGATAAGAGTATACAATTTGCTGCTCCTCAACCAGTCTACAATGCTATTCCTGTATTCTCTGATGCAAATAGCCAAGTAATTACTCTTACGTGGACTACTCCTAATTGTCAAGAGGGGTGGAAGGTTTGGAATGTTTTATCATGGACGGGTGCTGGCAAGATTACGAATGTAAAGACTACTACTACTGATAGGAAGTGCAATACATCGTTAGCTCAACAAAATTACGTTACACAATCATGAGTGTTCAATACATCTTAAGTCAAATTGGTTACAAATTTGGACAAAATCCATCTGATAGTAACCAGAGAGCAACAATGCTTCGCTTTATCAACAGCGCCGCGAAAGAGATTTACAACACTTCTGACATGGCAGGAGTATTACGAGAGCAGTTGTTTAAGGTTAATCCCAATCAAACTATTGCTTTTCCTCCTTACATGGGACAATTACGAGCAATGCGTAACTCATTTGGTGATACAGCCATTAATCTTTCACAGATGCGTCCACACTACAATCAATATAATTGGGTAGATGGATGGAAGAACTGGAGATTAAAAGGTATTGGTGCACTTTCTTCTACACTACAAAATCAATCAATACTTACTATTAGTGTTATGCAAGTTGAAACTCCTCCTGTGGTAGTTAGTGTTGTTGGTTCTACTGCTAACTCTAGCAGAATTTCAGAGACTATTGCAATGAGTAGCACCACAATGACGACTACAAATGCTTTCACAGATGTGTTTGCATTTACAAAGGGGGACGTGAATAATTTTGATGTTGCTTTACTTGATGTTGATAACAATCAAATTAGTTACATACCAAACAATAAACTTAAAGCAGAGTTTCAGATAGTTGATATTTCTAATGCTCCTTGGTATTTACCTAACTCTAATCCTCTTATTGGATGGGTTGAGGTATTATACAAAGAAGCTCTTCCTTACTTGTCAAGTGATACGGATGAGTTTCCTGCTGTTGGGTATGATGATGTTATTGTAAGTAAATGTTTGCAGCTTTACTTTGAAGAACAGAAGGATATTCCAACATCACAAGCATACTATCAGAAAGCTAATACTTTACTTGCACAGATACATGAAGACTGTAACCGAGGCACGGACGATGTAGTCTCGTTAGTTGAAAACCAACATGATAGGATTAATCCTCGAACTGGTTTTGGCAGGGACTGGTGGCAAGCATATAGAATCATTGGACGATAATGAACCCT